TGGCACCAATGTAGTAGAGGCAATAACCTCTATAGGAGCGCTGACACTAGATAGTCCATTAGCGGTAGCTCAGGGTGGTACAGGGGCTACTTCTGCTAGTGCTGCACTGACAGCACTAGGGGGACAGACGCAGTCAGATGTACTAGACGACTTGTCAGGATTAACACAAGCTGCTGATAAACTACCCTACTTCGACTCATCTACTACAGCGGCACTAGCTTCGTTCACGACGTTCGCCAGAACAATATTAGACGATGCAGACGCATCAGCTGTCAGAACAACACTAGGGCTAGGTACCTTGTCTACTAAGAGTACGATTACCTCATCTGAGATAACAAACGGTACCATTGAAGGTGCAGACATTGCATCAGCTGTTGCATTAGCGGGCGACCCAACTACTACAACGCAGACTAGTACAGACAGTTCAACTAAAATAGCGACAACTGCTTTTGTACAAGCTCAAAAAGCATCTGTAGCATTAACAGGGACACCAACATCAACTACTGCAGCCGGTGGAACTAACACTACTCAAATAGCGACAACTGCTTTTGTACAGTCAGCAGTAGATACAGATGTATCCACCCACGCTGGGCTACGACCTAGTTCGACTGTATATGGTCACGCTAAAATATACACTTCGGGTGGCGACCTTTACATAGTAACTACATAGTGGGATTAAATTTTAACGGTACGGCTATAGCAACATCTGACGAGGTATTCTTTAATGGTACCTCCATGGGCGCTGTTTACTTGAATGGCACCAAGCTGTGGAGCAAGGAGCAGGTGCTGACCGACACTAGAACATGGTGTATTGACCATTACTTATATGTTAAATATGATGGTAACGGGAATGTTCAGATAGCAGGTGCAGAACCTAGTGGTGGCGTGCACACAGGTCGTGGAGACTGTGGCGGAGTTAGCCAAGGCTGGTATACAGCGGTAAGTTTCAGTACAACAGGCTGGACAAACATTAGAATACAGGTAACAGGCTCTTCTACAGGCGGGGGTGGCGGTAGTTACGACACAACTATAGGAGTGGGTACTACATTAGGGAATACAACAGTAACAACTTATGGGGATAATGGTGCGGCACAGCCCAGTATTTCTGTAACAGTAACCCTGACATAGGATAAATTATGAGTATATACGGCTACGGATATGGAACAGACGACGGGCAGAACGCCCTTGATTGGGATTACTATAGGTATGGTACAGGAGGTAGACCTCTAGATTACCCAGCACATTTACCGTGGCCTCCTCAACCTAATATTAACGGCGGTGGTGGAGGTGGCTTACCAGAGCCAGCAAACCAAGGTGTAGGCTCTTTAGGAGGAGGTAAAGGTTTCGGTTGGGAAGATGCTAAGAACATAGCATCTAACGCTGTATTAGGGCCTATGGGGGATAGTCTTGGTCTAGGTAATTACAACGCAGGAAACACGATAGCTACTATAGGCGGTGGTTTATTAGGTATAGCCAATCTACCTATATCTTTGGCATTAGGGTATCTAGGTAATCAAGCATGGAGTGATAAGTATGGTAAAGATGGTTTCTGGGGTAGCTTCTGGGATGGCGACAAAGACAAGACGGACAAAGGGACTAAAGACGATGGCCTTGGTGATAACCCATTAAACATACCTGGGCAGGGTAGGCAGTTAACACAACCGAATGACCTACTAACCCCTGACTCTAAAGACCCTAACGAGTTCGGCCCAGAGGGGTTTAATATGCAGGGTGGAGAAGGTGTTACAGACCCTGACGGTATATACGGCGACGGTAGTGGGTTGGTAAATACCCCTGCTGCGATGGAAACATTCAACCCTGAGGACAACTTTGGATACGGTGGCTCACAAGTAGATAGTAGTGGTAATAGCGCGAACTTTGGTTGGTCGGGCGGCACACACGGGGATGGCTCTTCAGGACCAGACTCAAGCGGAGGCTTTGGTGGGTTCGAGGATGGTACAGACGATAGTGATGCAGCGTCTGCAGACCAAGGTTACTGGTAGATTTAAAGGAGCTTTAAATGGCATTACAACCGATTAACTTCCCTCCTGGGATACAAAAAGAAAACACAACCTACTCAGCAGAGGGTTCCTGGTTTGATGGGAACAAAGTACGCTTTAAATCAGGTAAGCCTGAGCGTATCGGCGGATGGAAAAAACATATCACCACTACCTTAGAAGGAGTCGGGCGTTCTGTTATCGTATGGCGTGCCAACAACGGTATTATTAACACTGCCTACGGAACCCATAAAAAACTATATATAGGACAAGGTGGTGTACTACACGACATCACACCTCTTAGAAAGACGGTAGACCCTGCTGCAACAGATACTTTAAATAGTACAAATACCTCTACGACAGTAACAATAACTGACACCTCTCATGGCTGTAATTCAGGAGACTATGTAACCCTGTCAGGCTTTACAATGGGTACATCAGGTCTTGTTTCTGCCGAAGTTAATGCAAACCACTCTGTAACAGTACTCACAGTAGATACCTATACAATAACAGTCACCACTGCGGCCAGTGCAACCGTTGCATTTGGCTCTACAGTAGGTGTGTTTAAGTATGAAGTACCTATCGGCAACATAGACGAGGAGTTTGAATATGGTTGGGGTACAAGTACATGGGGAGCCAGTACATGGGGTACAGCACGCTCTACCTCATCAGTTACCCTAGCACCTAGAGTGTGGTCATTAGATACCTTCGGTGAGGATTTAGTGGCTACTTACGAAGAGGCAGGCATATACACCTGGGATGCCTCAGGAGGAACTAGTACTAGAGCTGTAGCCGTATCTAACGCCCCTAGTCAAAACTCAGTAGTTCTTGTGTCTAATCCAGATAGACATTTAGTGTCTTTCGGCTCCCATGATGGAACATCCTACGACGCATTACTTGTCAGATGGTCATCTCAGGAGGATACATCAGACTGGACTGCAACAAGTATCAATACCGCAGGTAGTCAGAGGATATCAGGTGGCTCTAAGATTGTAGGTGCTAGAAGAGCACAAGGCCAGGTACTGGTATGGACAGACACTGACTTACACTCTATGATGTTTACAGGCCCTCCATATACATTTGGGTTCCAGCAGATTGCCTCTCAGTGTGGCGCAGCAGGCCCTAACTCAATGGTAGTATCAAACTCAGTAGCGTATTGGATTGGACAACATAACTTCTACATGTATGATGGTTCTGTTAAGCCACTAGAGAGTCCTGTACGTAGGTATGTACTAGATGACCTCAACCTAGCACAGCGCAGTAAGATTACAGCGGGACTAAACCAGGAGTTTCATGAGGTATGGTGGTTCTACCCATCAGCATCAAGCGATGAGAATGATAGGTACGTAACATATAACTATACAGAAGGCTCATGGGCTATTGGTACTTTAAATCGTACCGCCTGGGTAGACCGAGAGATTTATAGTCTGCCCATCGGAGTTAAATCGTCTGGTGAGGTGTATGACCATGAGACTGGGAACAGTGATGATGGTAGTGCCATCAGTGCCTACATACAATCAGCAGATTTCGACTTAGCACAAGGTGATGAGTTATTCTTAATGACTCAGTTTATCCCTGACATAACCCACTCATCAGGCACAGTAAACCTAGACATAGAAGGTAAGCTATACCCTAACGACGCAGCAACTGCATTTGGGCCATACGCACTGACGAGCAGTACGGAGAAGGTAGATTTACGAATTAGAGCGCGTCAGATGAACCTAAAACTATCGAGTAATACCGCAACAGGGGATAGATGGCGCATAGGTACACCGCGTATCAATATACAACCAGACGGTAGGAGATAGAATGGCCATAGTACTAAAAGAAAGATTCCCGATACCTCGGGATACCTATGAAAAAGAACAGTTAAACCAGCTAGTTAGAGTACTTGAATTAGCATTCCGTCAAGTAGACTTTGAACTAGCAGATGATGCAGACCAACGTGAAGCTGAAGGTTGGTTACTTAGATGAGTAACTTCTTTAAATCATCTGGTACATCATTAACAGATACTTCACTGACTACTTTATTAACAGCATCTGCCCAGTCGTCTTTTATCTTAAGTAGTGTTATAATATCCAACACTACCGCCGGAAGCGAAACAGTAGACATAAATTTCGTCGATAGTAGTGCAAGTGCTACATTTAATATCGCCACCGAGCTTGCTATTGGCGCCAAGACTAAAGTCGAACTTTTGAGCAACTCCTTTATATTAGAAGAGGGGGATTCTCTAAAGGCAACAGCTTCCGCAGGGAACTGTATAGACATTGTAATATCATATTTAGATAGATACAGAGGCGGATAATGGCAGGCATACAAGATTTAGCACAATACGGTAGAGGCAACGACTCAATACTTGCTCACGTAACTCCGGGCGAGATGATGGTTCCGCCTGAGATGATGGCGCGCCACCCCGCCCTACAGAAACAACTATATCAAGCATACCTAGACGAAGGCATGGACCCTCGTCAATTTAAAGTAGGCTCTGGAATCACATCACTAAATCCAACTACAGGCAGGCCTGAGTTCGGGTTCTTCAAGAAACTGATTAAAGCTGCGGCTCCTGTTGTAGGTTATATGGTAGCAGGACCAGTCGGTGCTGCTATCGGTGGCGGGCTAGCCGGGGCCTCTGATGGTGGTGGATGGAAGGGCGGTTTAAAGGGGGCGGCTATTGGCTATGGCGCCGCCTCTCTTGCCTCAGGTGGTGCTTTCGGTGAAGGTATAGCAGGTTTATCAGGAACAGGGTTTGGCGCTAGTGGTTGGGGAGGTTTAGGTAATATAGGTGGCTCTGCCGGTAACTGGGGACAGACCGCTGTCAGGCGTGCTGTTGGTGGTACAGATGTATATACAGGAAAGGCCCTAGCAGGCAAGAATCTTGGTGTGGGCGGAGCCTGGAAGCATTTAGGTAAGAAGGCAATAGGTAGCCCTATACTGATGATGACAGCGTTAGGCGCTCTAGCAAAAGAACCAGACCAGCCTGGAGGTAGTACTTACAAACCAAACACAGACAAGGGAACACCTTTTAAACTAGACCGTCCTGATTTAGAGTCAGGCACAGGTACTCATCAGAGTAATGCAATCACCTCTGCTACTGCGGGCTATGGAACAGGTTATAAGGACCATGATGCAGTTAATATGCCTTACGAGACTACTGCTTATGTAGAAACACCGGTAATCAGACCAGCTGAGTTAGTTATCGGCAATCCTAATATAACCCCAGAAGAGCTGATGGAGTATTATAGGCCTAAGGCCTATAAGGCACAGGGTGGAATGATTAACCACGGTACAACAGGTACTGCTGACGATGTCCCTATCATGGCATCGAAAGGCGAGTTTGTAATGACCGCCGACGCAGTAAGAAACGCAGGACAAGGCGACCCAAGAATGGGCGCTAAGAAACTATACGATTTAATGTACTCACTAGAGGGAGCAAGATAGCATGGCAACATCATCAACTACAACGATAGGAGGCATCCCCGAGTGGATGGAAGACTACGCCAAGAAGACAATGGCATCAGGGCAATCGCTTGCCGAAACACCTTACTCGTCGTATAGTGGCTCACAACTAGCCGGTTTCACAGCCCCTCAAACACAGGCGGCCAACTTAGTACAATCTAATGTAGGCTCAGGACAACCAGCACTAGCCGCTTCTACAGGACTAGCAGGCGAGCAGGCCAAATACGCAAGACAAGGTATTACACAAGCAGGTGCAGGAACTCCTTTATTCGGCCAAGGTGTTACAATGACGGGGACAGGCGCTGGACTGACTAACGAAGCCGCCGCGGCAGCTCGAGGAGCCCCTTCTACATTCAACGCCATGATGCCGGGACTAGCCTCCCAGTATGCAGACACCGCTAAAGCCTACGACCCTAAGTCAGTATCAGGGTTTATGAACCCATATCAAGATGCTGTAACTAAGCAGGGTCTTGATGAGATGCGTCGTCAAGGTACGATGGGACTCAACCAGATTAGTGCAAACGCTGTTGCAGGTGGAGCATTCGGCGGTGCGCGCCACGGTATAGCCGAAGCTGAGCATCGTAGAAATATGGCACAACAGCAGGGTGAGTTCATCAACCAGTCTAATATGCAAAACTACGGACAGGCTCAGAATGCCTCTCTTCAGAACTTCCAGAATCAAATGGCTCGCCAAGCAGGCGCTGCTCAGGGATTACAGGGACTAGGTCAGACAAGCTCAGGACTACAGTCAAACGTAGCAACTCAGTTAGGTCAACTAGGCGGTCAGTACGGTACGATGGGGCAACAGCTAGGTGCATTAGGTAGTCGATATGGTCAGATGGGTGCAACACAAGCAGGTATTGGCGCGCAACTAGGTCAGGTTGGTCAGACACAAGCAGACTTGGCTAGAATGTCTAGAGGCTTTACTGGTGATGATATTAATAGTTTACAGAATGTTGGTAACTTACAGCAAGTACAAGCACAACGTGGTTTAGACCTAGACCAAGCAGAGTGGAGTAGAAAACAGAAGTACCCATATGAGCAGCTTAACTTTATGAGCGGTCTAATTAAAGGCACTCCATATAGAACACAACAGATGTCTACGACAGAAACACAGGACCCATCTAGAGCGAATCAGCTACTAGGTGGACTAGCAACACTGGCGGGAGCTGGTAAAGATTTTGACTGGTGGGGTAACAGCGGCACTACAAATTAAATAGGATAATCACATGAGTATTTCAGATAAGTTACTAGAGTTCACAAGCTCTTTAAACGAGATAGATAAGTCCGATAGGGATTACTATAGTCAAATGGACATGGCCGATAAGATGTCTATGGGTATGGGGGGTCTAGGCACTTTATATGGGTCTGCCGCGGAACAAGCTGGGCAGTCAGTACAGGACTGGTCTAAGCAGAAATTGTCACCAGAGGCGATGAATCAAGCAGGTATAGCGCTTAGTAATACAGCATCTAATTGGACTCCTGAACAAACACAAGTGTTTGAGGGTATTCAGAACATACCTTCTCAAATGATACAGCCTGTACGACACCCAGAGATGCCTCAGCAGCCACAACTAACTCAGACACAGAAGAACGTAATAGCGGGTGAAAACTCAATGAACCGTATGCAACAAGAGGTTGATTATGCTAAAGCACAACAAGCCAAGAATGCAGGTATTCCGTCGATTTCAAGTGAATCTTTAAATAATGCGTCCGGTAAATCGCAAGAGATTGTACAGCAGGCAGTAATAGACCAAACAGACGATATTGACGATACTGCTCAGGCAGCTAAAGAGACCGAAGGTTGGTCTGAAGAGCATTTCAGAGGTGCCATTAAAGTAATTGATAGCCTACTACAGCAAACAAACCCACAATCAGCTGAGTATATGTCTCTACAAAACCGCAAAGCAGACCTAATCAGAGTGTATGAATCTCAAAAAGGCAGTGATGACCCGTACCGAGCTATGGAACAACAGGTTGCTACTAACCAAATGAACACCCAGAAAGATAACGAGGCTGCTGAGATGCAGTTACTGGCTAATGAGCAGGAAAACGCAGCACGTCAATCTAAAGCTATTCAAGATTATAACCGATACGCGCCAGAAATGGCCCACAGCTCGACAGCTGGTGAAATGGAAGCTAGAGATTATTTTGATAAGGCAACAGGCGCTGGAGAAGTAGCAACTAGAGATGAAGAAAGATATGGAACAGGTGATGCTGTACCACAAGCGTACACACCGGCATCTGAGTCCACAAGAGACACATCTCCTACTACTAGAGAAAGAATCAATATGACATTAGAGGGTGCCAACGATACGCAAGGCACCTCTATATTGGATACTATACACGCAGAAGAGGAAGCAGCAGCACAAGCAAAAAATACCTCTGAGTTAATAACAAACGCAAGAACATCTACTGACGTCACTCCTGCTTGGCTGGGTACACATGACACCCCTAGGGAGAAGGCAGACCAGGCAGCAGACGCTGTACACCAGAACATCGTAGACACGGCTATGGACGAGCCTAC